GTGGTGAGGGACCCGCAGATATTTAATGTTGTCTGCACAACAGTTCACCGTGGCCTATCAGGTCACGCCCGCATTAATCAGGACTCCGGAAACAATACTATGATCAGGGTCTGTGGAAAACAATGTTCCTTCGACATGATCGCACTTCACTACATAGTCGTCAAAATAGTTAAGCACGTGAGGGTGGACTAATTGGAGCAAGTCCGGGATGCTAAAGGGTGTCAAGTCCCGCTTCTTAGCAAACATATCCTCAATCTTGTATTGTACCTCTTGTGTGATACCAAATCGTCGGGCAACAAGTGCCCTAGTGAGCGGACCCACTGGGGCGTTTGTAGTAGAAAGTTTCAACTTGTCTCGTTCGAAACAAGACAGCCTCATTTTCTGAAATACCCGGATAACTTCGATATACCTTATGTCTCTTGTCATTCTGATTGCATAGTTGGCAGCCTCCTGGATAATTGGAGTCCCAGGGTACTGTGCTAGCAATGACATTGCTTTGCAGCGTAATAGTGTTCTCATTTTACGGTCAGACGAGTGCAAATATTGTCTGGTTGTCCAACCAAAGTTTGCCAGTACTTTGATTGGGTCTGTAACAACAACTTGTTCGACCTCATCGAATACAAGTCCGCAAAAACTGCAGTCACCTATGAACTGGTGACAATCGAGTTTTATGGTAAAACCCAATTCAGCAAAGTCGTTTTGAGTGGGGACATTCCCTTCGAAAGAAAATAGTCCATCATCCCCTTCGACCACACCTTTGATGTTCTCGCAACCCTTAGACTTAGCTACATATAGCATGGTCATCAAATTGCTGAATCCATTGCCCAGCGAAGTCGACATTTCACCACTCATCCTGGCTTCCACTTCGAATCGCACATTATGTGAGGAAATCTTATTGGGCCTCCCCACTACCTGGAAATTCATTTGCATGAACTCCCGGGCACCGGGTAATAATTTCGTCATGTGCTTGTACAACTTGAATTCCAATAACTTCATAACATCGCCTGTGAAGTGGGATTCGTAGGCAGTGTAATCAGTTTCATAATACGGTCCATCAATCCCCAGTAATTCGGTGATATAGCGGCCACGCTCCAAAACAGGGATATGTTTGATAAAGCTGGGGTGTTTGTACACCTCATGCTCTATGAGTTTAATCCAAGGACCATAATAGTTCTTGAAAGCATCCGAGCGGCTCATGATCCACCTAGCGTGCTTATATTCCCCATAGGTCTCATCTTTAATGAAACCTTTGACGGATTTAACACACCTACTGGTGAAGTGTTCGTTATTTTCGTTGTATTCTTGTCTAAGTTGTTCTTTTCGCCATTTTGGGTAGTTGGTGTTCTCAATCCAAGTGTCATAAGATAAGTCGGCGTTAGGGCTGATTGGTGTAAAATTTTCTTCCAGCCACTTGTCGACGAATGTTCCAAACCGCTTTCTCTCACTAGCACTATGAGTTGGTGGTTTGCGTCCTACTCGTTTCATGGCCCCAGCCACTTTCGTGATTGGGTCATTCAAGTCAATTTTGGGGCGAGCTACCCCATCCCAGATTGGTCCCAGAGAGACAGCGACCACGTTCCTCTTTGTGGGTGTTAAATCCACATTGAAGTCCATGGTTTTTGTATCACCGGGTGATGGTAAATCGACTTCCCCGACTCTGTATCCATAGCTAACCGTGCGCCGGATGACACGATTAGCCGCATTTAAAAACCCACGGTCCTAGTCTTCCAAGCTCTACGCTGTTCAGAAGACAGCAATATTGCTCGGGCAACATGGATCGTGTTCTTAGAAATGTCATCCCCCGTCATAATGTGACGTCTATCCTGATTGACGGAGGACAACCGCCTACAAGCTGCTTCCAATACCGAATTCTTATCTTCTCCACTCCCGGCCACTACACCTGGGGCGAGAATGTGGGTCAAAGTTTCCGAACATATGGTCATTGTGGCGGATTTTTGTAGTTGGAACCTGAAGTCCAATCGTACTTGTATTAAATTCATCTGGTGTTTCATTTTTGTTCTAGCATTCGCATCTGGACGGGTATCATCCATTGGTCTATTCAAATGGTGTGAATACTTATAGTGGGTGTACGGTGTCAACATCAGACGATGAAAAGTTTCCTCATCATACTTAATCAGATAGTTAAGTGGCAAGGTGGGTACGATGACAGCTGCGAGCCCCAGTCCAACTATTAGGCCAGCAGTGTACAATTTGTTTTCCGGCGTAATCCTTTCTACCAATTTAGCGCAAACGCGTTTAAAAAGGACACCAGCCCCAAGCCATCCCGACATCAGTATAGTTCCGGCTATTTTAGGTATGCCATGGTACAATTTGAAATCCAATGTCTCAAAACCATGGAATGGTAATTTCTCCTGCTCTTCTGGTACCGGTGGAACATCGGCAGAACCAGAATTAGTGGCGGAGTTTGTTACTGACCGCCCCACTGCGGCGGCACGCTTATTGTTGCGATTTATTTTGCCCGTTCTACCTCTGGCAGATCTGCGATCAGACTTGACGTCGTCATTAACAGAAGAGCCACCCGAGCTGGCAGGGCTCGGGGCTGGGTTGTTCCCGGATTTTCTAATCTCCGAGTGGGGGCGTTTTACGACTTTGACTCCCCCCGAACATCTAGCAGATTGGGATGAATTTGGCATATTTTGTTAGAATTTGCCAAACTCATCCCAACCTACTAGAAGGCCGGGTGAAAGTTGGCACCGTTTATACACGGGTACGTGTAGTAGAAGAGTTACCAGCTCGAGTCAGTTCTTTCAGAAGAAAGTGAGTAACATAACTGTCAACGAACAAAATTGACAAAATGTCTCAAGATCTAATCCTGTCAAGAATTCAAATTTCTGTCGGCTGAATAATGATAAGAGCCATAGTTTGATATTGTACAAACTTGTAAAAACATTTGTTATGATTGGTTTAGATGGCCAAACCAAACGAAAAGCCCCAAATACCCTGCATCCATACCGCAACCCGGGGATGCAGGGACAATATGATTGTGACACTACTGAAGCACTGTCATTCCACTGAAAATCACAGCAATAGTATTGACAAGGTTCATGACAACGTTGGACATCGGGTTGAAGTTTCGACTAGTGCTGAACTGTCCAACATAAGGAGACGAATCGAGGCTGGTGTAAGTGGTAGTGGCAATTTGTCCCTTTACCGGTCTCATGAAGAGCCGAGTACCGACATTAATGGCACGACCAGCTACAGTGAATAGCTCTAGGCCAGTCCCGATTTCGGAGATGATGCCAGTCAGGAGATTGCCAGTGGGCTGACTGAGCGTGCCTCCCGAGTTTGATAACACCAGCGCATCGCTCATGGTTGTGGATGATAATTGGGTTGGTGAGAAAACATTCGCGGTCCCGGAGCACACCACCCTGTCGACATTGGTCGCAACGGCAGCATTGGATGCAAAGGGCTCGAGAATGTGGTATGTGATATCATAGTGTAAGATCAACTTACCCAAAACATCACCTTTGGTCAATGTCGGTGCGACACCAAAGATTTTGAATTGCCCGTATGAAGTTAGCCTATCATCATTGGTCGGGGCGCAATAGAGCTCCGGACGGACGTATGCGCCATCTGGACCTTTGTAGTTGGGCATCTCTACCCTAAGCGGGCCAGATACGGGGCCAGACTTGAAACCCTGACCTTGAGACATGGCAGCCGCAGTGGGTGGCATAGGGTCGAGGGGGTCGTAGTCGGGGGCAATGGACACAGTGCCCCCCACAGTCACAGGCTGGCTGGGAACGAACTCCAGTGATACTCCGTGGACAAAGAACTTCTCGTAGAGTCTGAAGTTCGCAGCCAGAAGTGGTACGGTATGTGCGGGATTTTCCAAGTAAAGCGCATCAATATGCACAGATACAGGAACGTCCTCGGTCAAATCCAAGATGTGGCATTGGCCCTTGACTCTAACCATTGACCTGCCAGTTGCTGACCCAGTGGTCCTGGCTCCTGTGAGCTTGGGCCTCTGAGGGGGGCGTGGCTTCGCTTGGCGACTGGCATTAGGTTTGTTTTGTGTTTGTGTTGTTTTAGCGGGTGGTATTTCAGCATTCATGGACACCCATCCTAGTGAACGCTGTTTGCAGGTACGGTAGCCTATTGTTTAAGGTGGGCACACACTCGTACGCTAGCAGTAAATACCACTCCCACCATCAGGAACATTGTCAGGCGGCTGCCCCTTTCTGCATCTGGGCGTGCCTTGTATAACCTTCAACCAATGGTCCCTGTGCTTATCCCCGCACTAAGGGGGAAGCTACGGCTTCCACGAGGTGGACTTA